GGCCATCTGGCGCAGCACGTCGGCATACGTCTGGCCGACCCGGAACACGTGCGCCTGGTCGCTCGGCCACGGCTGGCCGGCGGAGTCGACCGTGTCGGTGCAGCCGAGTGACCAGCCGGTGAGCGCACCACGCGCCTGCGCCTCCTCGAGCAGCTGGCGCAGGATGCGGCCAGGCGTCGGTGCCGGATACACCGTCGGGTAGTCGAGGCACTTCCACGAAGCGCTGGTGCCGACCAGCAGGTTGCCCGACGAGTAGACCGCACCCGCACCGCCACCGGAGTGCACCGCCACCTGCAGGATGCCACGGGACACGCCCGGCAACGCCGGGGTCCACGCCCGTGACTCGGCCTCCACGGCGATGTAGTGCGTGCCTGCGGACAGCGCAGGAGTGGCCCGGTGTCCATACAAAAAGCTTTCCTCATTGGGCTCCGAGGTCCAGCCGGGCGTGACCAGGACGCCGTCGATCCACACCCGGCACCTCGAGGAGGCCGTGTAGAAGATCGCCACCCGGTCGGCGCTGCCGAGACTGAACGTCGTGCGGAACAAGCTGGCACCCTCAGGGTTGCCGCTGTTCGTCGCCCGACTCCAGATCCAGTCAGTGCCAGTCAGGACCGACGTCCAACCCTTCGGCGGGAACCACGGGTCCGGCAGCGGCGGGTTCGTTCTCGTGTTCGGTGCCAGACCAGAGATGCCGACCACCGCCGACTGCCAGCCGGTCGTCGACAACTCCGGCGAGTACCAGCCGAACCCACGACTATCCGAGGTCGGCCGAGCGCCGGTGCCGCCATACGGGAAGACGATCGCATCCTCCCAGGCCGACACGAGACCCCGGCCGGTCAGCGTGAAGCCACGCGTCGACTCCTCGCCCTGGTCGTAGCGCCACTGCTTGGACTCGACCCGACTGGCGAACGCATACGACCCGCCGGTCGTCGCCAACTGGCCGGGTGTCGCCACCTTGAAGCGCAGCACCCGTGCGTCGATCGAAGCGTTCGCCGACGAAGACAGCACGCTCGCCTGACCACGACCCATGCCGGACAGCTCGTCCTGGAACGACCGGCCGTAGGACTCGTCCAGCGACCCGAGGAACGTCAGGTTGTCGGCAGACCACGCCTCGACCAGCAGCTTCGCCGGCGTGAACGTCGCCGACGGCACCGACGTGGAGAACTGGCCCGGCTGCGCCGACGTGGCGAGCGTGTCGAACGTCGCCGTGACCGCGCCCGTCGTCGTCGTGAACTCCACCGGCCCGCCGCCACCGGCGAGCGTGTCGAACTGCTGCGGCGAGTGCGAGAACGCAACCGGACCGCCAGTCCCTGTGAGCGTGTCGAACGTCGCGGTCGTCATGCCGACCTCAGATGGTCAGGATTCCACTGGCCCCGAAGGACAGGGTGAAGTTGCCGCCGTTGGGCGTGAAGCTCAGCGCACCGCCACCGCTGACCGTGTCGAAGAAGGCGATGAGCTGGCTCGTCGACTCGGTGCCGGTGTCCTTGAACAGAATCCAGCTCGTGACTGCGTTCCCGGTCAGCGCCGTGAACGTCACATCGGCGGCGTCGAACGCGCCGCCGGTCGTGGTCTTCGACGACAGCGCACCCGAGGTCGCCACCCGGTCACCGGCGGCGATGTCGTTCAGGAAGTCGTGCGCCGAGTTATAGGTGACCGTCACGTCGCATAGGACGATCTTGATCGTGTCGGTCAGGAAGTCGATGTCCCCGTCGAGGATCGCCTTCTTCCCGATCGGGTAGAGCGCATTCGCCATTACTGAATCCTCCCGCTGGGGATGCTGATGCCGAGCACGGCACGCACCCATCGTCCATCTAGCGACACCTCGCCGGTCTCGAGGGACAGCACGTGAACCGGCTCGGTCAACGTGCTGCCACCCGGGATCGTCAACACTGCCGACCGGGTGCCGTCGCCGGTGCCGGTCGGGGCGACCACGTTGTCGCGCAGGTAGACGATGTTCGTGTACAGCTGGGCCGCGTAGCTGCCGGTCGCTGCGACCCCGTTGCGGTCGGCGAGACCGGAGATGAGCAGGTCCAGGGACACCGCACGAGACGTGTTCCGTCGCTGCAACGCCACGACACCCGACGCACCGGGCACGATCCGATCGTCACCACGCTGCGGCGCCGGCATCCACAGGCGCATCAGCGAGTCGCCGGTCAGCTTCCAGCCGGCGCAGTTCATCGCGACGCCGCCGATGCTCAGGTCCCCGGCCGTGGTGGTCCACGTCAGACCGGCCATCACACACCCGCCAGGAACATGGCGTCGCGCTGCTGGCGGATCACCTCAGAGGCGGTCAGGCGGGCGTCGCTCGACTCGGTGATGTTGATCGCCCCGATCGTCATCGATGTCTGACGTGACGACGACAGGTCCTGCACCAGGTTGTTCGGCACGATCATCCCCGACGTCTCCGGGACGAACAGCTCGGGGCCACGTTCGCCGACCATGAACGTCTCACCGGCCGTGACCGGTCCGCCGATGGCTCGGGGAGTGCCGTCGGGATTCTTCTGACCGAACCAGCCCAGGATTGTCCCGGGCCTGAACAGTGCGCCGATGACGACCTGCTTGTCTTGGAACTGGTTGTAGACGGCCAGCGCTGCGTCCCATTCGCCCCGACGGACCTTGGCGTAGATCTCCGACTGGACCTCGGCGGGCAGGTTGTCGAAGTCGGCCTGGAGGAACTGCAGCTGCGCCTTCGCTTCTTCGGTGCCGGAGATCAGAATCTGCGTGTTCACCTGCTCGGGCGTGAGGCCGATCGTCTCGATGTACTGGCGGGCAGCTTCCTCGGACATCCCGAGCGTGCCGATCAGGTAGTTCCGCAGGAACGCCTCGTAGTTCGACGCCGAGGCCAGCACGTCCTCGTTCGTGGCGCCGGCGGCGATCTGTGCCTGCAGGCTCTTGTTGACGGCGTCGCCCCAACCCTGCAGCGCGTCGACCGCCTTGTTCTGCGCTTCGGTGTACCCGCCGAGGGACGCAGCGACCGGGTCGAACCCCTCCGACGGCAGCGCCGACAGGACGGCTGCGACGGTCTGGCCCTCCTCGTCGGTCGTCGTACGGAACGACTTGAACGCCTCGCCGAGACCCTGCGCTGAGTCGACGATCCCCTGCAGGTCTCCGGTGACGACCTCGTAGCCGCGTGCGAACCCCTTGGCTGCAGCGCGACCCAGGTCGAACTCGGCGGTGACCTTGGCCAGCTCAAGGGTGAGCTCACCCTGAATGTCCTTCAGGTCCTCGGCGGTGGCTGTGACTTCAACGAGACCGTCGGCTGTCTTGCCGCTGGCGAGGGCCTGGTCGCGTGCTGCTTGGGCAGCCTTGCGGGTCTCGACGTCGAGGTTGCGCTGCGATCCCGCAGCGTTTTTCAGGTCACCGATGTAGCCCTCGGTCCTTGCTCTGGCTGCATCGACAGCAGCCTGCTGCTCCGGGTTGGCGATCTGGATGCCGTCGAGCTGTCGTAGGAACGACTCAAGCGCAGGGATCGACCCGGACTCGGCAACCTTGTCGATTGTCTCACCGAGCTGGTTCAAGTCGATCTGAGTTGCACTGGCGCCTTCACCGAACTGCGCGATGAGGTCGGCGCTGTTCCCGAACTGATCGTTGAGGTCGCCAAATCCACTGATGAGTGGACCGCCAGGCAGCAGCGTGAGCGCGGCGTCGCGGATCGCGCCACCGAAGGTCCCGAACCTGTCGGTCGCTCCGTCGATGTCGGCGGACAACCTGTCAAGCGTGCCGACGTTCGCGTTCACAGCCGTACTGAACGCCTCAAGTTCGTTGCCTTTGGCAACCCCTTGGAGGACGAGCAGGGACTCGGTGAACGCCTTGGCGTCCTGGCTGCCCTTGTTGAAGGAGTTGCCGATCTCGATCAGCGCCGCCGTCACCGCAACGCCGACGCCCACCGCGCCGATGCCCGCGACAGCCTTCCCGAAGCCGGTGAGCCGGCCTTCGGTGTCGCGCAGCTTCTCGAAGACGCCCGACAGATTGTCGCGCATCTGCAGGAACTGGCCGGTAGCGAACGACAGCGCACCGAGACCGCCTGCGCCGATGGCCGAGATCGTCGCCAGCGACCCGGCTGCAGACGACAGCCCTGGGTTCATGTCGTTGAGTGCGCCGGTCAGCGAGATGCCCGCCCCGACGATGTTGCTCAACGTCGACGCTGCTCCGACGCCGACCTGTTCGCCGATCTCGGACAGCTGGTTCTTCAGGATGGCGAGCTGACCGTTGAAGGTCTGCGCCTCCTGCTGGGCGAACCCGCCGACGGTCTGCTGCAGAGCGGAGATCGTCCGCTCCATGTCGGTCGAGCCTTCGCCGATGGCGTTGACCTGGATGCCCATCCGCTGCAGCGCCGTGGTCGACCCGCCTGCGGCGCGCCCCACCGCTTTCGCTGCGGTCTCGAGGTCGATGCCCATCTTGCGGGACAGGTCGACGACCAGCGGGGTGAGCGCGAGAACCTGGTCTTCGGTGTAGCCGAACTGGATGAGGAGTGCCTCGACACCCTTGACGGCCTCGTCGTCGACGACGGTGCTGCCCATCAGCTGGTCGGCGAGGTCGCCGAGCGCCTTGCCGTTGTCGACGAAGCTCTGCGTCGAGTTGGCGATCGAGCTGTCGAGCTTGGCCTGGGCGACCTCGGACTCGCCGGCCATCGTCGCCAGCTTGCCGAGACCGATCGCCGCGACGGACGCTGCGCCGAACGTGGCGGCGCCCCACGTGGTCATGCGCCCGGCCATCTTCTCCAGGCGCTCGTCGGTCTTGCCGAGTTCACGTTCGGCGGCGGCCCCCGCCTTGTCCATGCCGGACACGAAGCCCTGCACGTTGGCGTCGATGAGGAACTCGAGGACCTCACGTGTCGTCGCCATCAGCGCTCCGCTTCCATCAACAGCTGCAGGTCACGCCACGAACACTGGCGAACCTGGGGTGGGGTCCATCCGTACCGGCGGGCCGCCCAGACGATCACGGCGTCGTCTGGTCGTCCGCCGTCGGAGGGTTTCCGTTCTCCCACATGGTCGGGAGCGTGTCGTCCTCGACGGCGGTGAACGCCGACAGGATGACCTTCGGAGTGATCGGCTCGACCGGCTTGTCGCCCGCCACCTGACAGCAGTGGCGATAGAGGGCGATGGTCGCCTTCCCGTGACGGGCTGGCTGCATGTACAGGTCGAACCACGACTCGAGTCCGGCGTCGCCGGCGAGCCGTTGGAGGTCCTCGATGGGCAGGTCGTCCAGGCGAACGACCTGCCCGTTCGGGACAGTGCAGGCGAAGGAGAGCATCAGCGGGTCAGACCCGGTAGATGCTGGTGGCGGCGGACCAGTTGATCGTCCACTTCACGGCGTCGCCGACGCCGCCCTGGGTGGACACGCCGTTGAACAGCGCCTGCCCGTACCAGTAGCCCTTGCCGGTCGGGACCGGGGACTTGGACGTGGCGTCGGTGTTGTCGACGTACAGGTAGAAGGTCCGGGCGATGCCGTCGGCGACGGTGTAGATGCCGTTGGACGCCGTGTTCAGCACGCCGTTGAGCGTCCCGGTGAAGTCGGACATGCCGGCGACGTAGGTCTTGACGTTCTCGCCGAGGACCGAGACCTCGATCTGGTCTCGCTGGCCGTCGATCGACCAGTCGGACAGGTTGCCCAGCTGTGATGCCGACCCGTTCGCACCGGCCGACTGGTCGACCAGCAGCGCACCGAAGCGGCCGTGGATTGCGTTGGTTGCCATGTCGGCTTCCTCCTGGTTGTTGGGGATCAGGACAGCCGGGCGAGGACCCGGGCTGCGTGGTTGGCGAACGTCCGGTCGGCGAGCGCCGCCCGTCCGGCTTCGACGGCGGCGTCGCGCTCGTCGGGATGAGCGAGCGCCCAGCGAACCTGGTCGACCATCTCGTCGGGCGAGGTGAACGTCGGGAACATCGACAGGACCTCGTCGCCCTCGGGACGGGGGTCTCGTGACAGCCACACCCCGCACATGACGGCCTCGACCTCACGGGGTGAGATCGCCACACCGTCGGCGTGGCTGTGCGTTCCGTAGCTGTCGGTCCGGTAGACGTTGAACGTGGTGACCGCCCGCTGGTAGAGCGGCACGGTCTCGGTCGCGTTGTCGGTGCAGCCGTCGACGCCGACGTCGAGGACGCAGCGACGCAACGGGTGGGCGTCATCGAGGCCCTTCCACATTCCAGCGAGGTTCAGGTCGACCCCGGACCAGTCGGCCGAGGCGATCCACTCGATCCGGTTCGGGAACCCGGTGCCGACGAACAGACAGTCGAGGTCCCGTCGCCAGGTGCCTGGCGTGTGGACCTCGGGCCGGTAGGCGTGCGGCAGGTAGAACGTCGGGGCGAACTGGCTGTACACCTCGGCGCCCTGCGGGTCGTTGACGAGGATCAGATCCGGTTCGATCGCTGCGCACGCCTGCGCCTGGCCTTCGAGCTCGTAGGGGCACTCGGTGAGGACGAGCACCTTCTTCGCGTCGATGCGGGCGGCCAGCTCGTAGTCGAGGTCGTTGCCGGTGACGATCACGACGACGTCGGGGCGCAGCAGGTAGCACTCGGCGAGCAGGTTGTACGTGACCGCCTGTCGGGCCTGCGTCGCCGTCATGGTCTCGCCGCGCACTTCGGCGGCGAGGAAGTAGCCGAGCTGCAGCGACAGGTCGAAGTACGCGGTCTCGACGCCGACCTCGCGCAGTCCGTCCACCCAGCCGGCGGCGACGTCGGCCACCGAGTAGGCCGCCAGCGGCCCGACGACAATGGCTCTCACTGGAACCGCTTGATCGTCTCGCGCGCCATCTGCAGGCGGTACCGCTCCCAAGCAGGACGCTTCGCTTCGCGTCCGATGCGTGACCACAGGCGCGTCGGCCGGGTGCCGGGGTGGTTGACGCCGTAGCGCATCTGGCCGTTGCCGAGCCGCAACGCCGGCGGGTACACGAGGCGCCGGCTGCCGCCGACCCGCTTCGTGTTCGCGCCCTTGCCGCGTGTCTGACGCTTCACCCGTGACGGCTTCGGCACGATCCGGTGGGGCTGTGCGCCGAACTCGAGCATGTACCACGGGCCGGAAACCCGAGCCCAGCGGGGCCACGGTCGGGGCCGGATGATCGCCTTGACGTCCCGCTCGCCTTCGAGCTCGAAGCCGATATTGAGCTTGAGTGGGATGTACTGGCCGTTGCGGTACCGCCAGTGGGACAGCTGCAGGTCGGAGCCGACCTCCTCGGCGAGCATCCGCAGGCCGACCTGCTTGAACGTCACGGCGGCGTTCTTGATCGCCCGCTTGTTGTTCTTGCCGGCCATGCCGGTCGTGTCCTCGATCTTGCGGATCAGTTCCGCGGGCGACGAGGAGCGCCCCATCAGAGCATCACCTGAACGCTGAACGCTGCGGCGTAGTAGGCGACGTCGGCGACGGTCGTCGCCTGGTAGTTGCCGGCGTCGGTCACAACCGTCGAGGACACGACCCCGCCGAGCGACGGGTCGGACTCCACGCAGGACCAGACTGAGCCGTCAGCGCCCGGGGAGAGGACCTCGTCGAGGAGTTCGATCTGGTCGACGTGGCGGTGCGAGACGAGCACGTTCACCTCGGCCTCTGCCATGTCGACCCGGGCGGCGGCCTGCGGCACGACTGAGAAGCCGGTGATGACGAACGCCGGCACCTCGACGGTCTCCGGTGGGAGCCGGTAGACGTTCCAGCCGGGGTAGGCGTCCTCGAGTGCGGAGGCCAGCGCGTTGCGAACCTGACCGAGCGTTGCGGCCATCAGGCGAGCCCCACGTTGTCAGGGTGGCGGAACGGCTGGAGCAGCTGTCGGGCCCGGGCTGGCATCGACGACGACACCCGCACCACGCCGTATTCCGAGAAGCCCGCGACCATGAGCGGGGCGTCCTGCAGCTTCGCGAGTTCAGCGACGAGGATGCGTGTCGCCTGCTTCACCTCGGGCGGGACCGCCGGCCAGCCCCACGTGCCCGTGATGCGGATCAGACGCTCACGGCCCGACGCCGTCGGCGGCGACGGGAGCAGCGTTGAGGTGACGTTGCGCAGCTGCGTGTACGGCCACGTCCCCGGGGCCTGGCCCTGCACCGGTGCGAGCAGCTGGTACTGCGAACCGGTCAGGGTCGACTCGTACACGCCGTCGTCGTTGTTGTCGTAGGCGACGGACGTGACCGACACGAGGTCGTTGAACGCCCCGAACGTCACCGTGTAGCCGTCGGAGTCGACGTCGAACTCTCGGGCGTCGGCGGACGCCTGGTAGAAGTGCCGCCCGCAGTGCCGGTCGACCATCCGCGACGCAGCAGTCACCACGTCCTCGAGCTCGTAGGTGTCCCGGGATTCGTTGCGGCCGACGTAGCTGACCGCCTCCTCGATCGTGAGGTACCCGTTGGAGATGGTCATCGTCTGTCGATCTCCTCGGGGCGAATCAGGTAGGCGACCTCGGGGGATGCCACGACGGCACGCCCGTGGTCGACGAACCGGCGGAACAACTCGAAGTCCTCACCCTTGAACGTGAACGGGAACCCTGCGACGAACCCGCCGAGTGACCGCAGCACCGAGGTGCGCACCGTCATCGCGATCGTCGTGTTCGCGAACTCGGTGAGCCACCCGGGTCGGGGGATCGGGCCGAGCTGCGGGTGCCAGGCCGTGTGCAGGATCAGGTCGGCGTCTGCGTTCGCCTCGAGCACCCGTCGGTAGACGTCGGGGACGAGCTCGTCGTCGTCGTCGAGGAACCCGACGAACGTCGTGTCGACCAGGTCGAGGCCGGCGTTGCGGGCGAGGCCGGCCGCACCGAACTGGCCGTGGACTTCGGCTGGCACCTTGGGGCAGTCGTCGGCGACACGGATGACACGCTGGGCGCATCGACACGCCGACCGGTCGGCGCGCTCCAAGGTGTCCCGGCCGATGGTCGGGATGACGATCGACAGCGACGTCATCAGCCGGTCACCGGTGGACGCCAAAAGAAGATGGCCGGCAGCAGGGCCAGCGGCAGCCAGCGCTCAGGGATCACGCTGCACGCTGCGAGCGCTACCACAGGCGCAGCTGGCGGCTGGTACACCCTCACCGTGTCGGTCGCCACGAGCAGCGCTGCGTAGCCGACTGCGAGCGCCGCCACGAGCTGCCACGACGGCTTCAGGAGTGCCGCAACGCCCACCGACCACGGTGCCACCATGAGCCAGAAGTTTCGCCAGCCACCGGCCTGCGCACGATGCTCGAACGCTGAGCGGACCGGATGGTCGTGCACTCGGCGCAGCAGCGGCGTCGCGGTGATCGGGTCGATCTGCGGTCGGCGCACGAAGTAGGCGATCAGCGCCAGCGGCAGGACGACCAGCGGCCACGGTGACCACACCCACAGTGCGATCCACACCGGAGCCTGTTCCTTGATCCCGACGGCCCAGACAGCGAACACGAGCGCCAGCAGCCAGTTGCCATGCACGAAGCAGGCAGCCGACGCCGCCGACATCGCCATCGCCGGCAGGTCGACGCCGACCGGCCACGTCGAGTGCGGCTGCATCACGCCAGGCAGCGCCAGCACGAGCACCGCAGCGGCGACTGACACCGGCCACGAGGCGTCCATGCCACGCGCCCACAGTGCGACGGACACGCCGAGCACCGGCCACGAGAGCGCCCACACGACCCACCAGGCTGCGAGGTCGCTGCCACAGACCGACGGCAGAAGCCACCGGACGTTGAACGGGAACGCCACCGGCTTGCCGTCACCGGCCAGCAGGTAGCGGGCGGCGTCGGGACCGGGTCGAACGGCGATCACGCTGCGAGCCCTCGCAGCGCCATCATCGCCTGTTGCAGGTCGTAGGTCTCCTCGTCGAGGAAGACAGCGCCCTTGTCGTGGGTGGTCTTCACGCTGGTGTCGACGTGGATCGAGGCGCCAGCGGCCCTCGCCCTGATGCAGAACGACAGGTCCTCGCCGAAGTCAGTCCGACCCGTTGAACCCTTGGCGATCGACACCTGGTCGAACGGTCTGCCCGGTGACTCCCGTGTGATCTTCTCCAGCACCGAACGGTGGATCAGGATGCAAGCCGCGCCCGTGGCGTCGACCTCAACGAGCTGGTCTCGCGGATAGTCGAAGACTGGCACGAACCCGACTTCCGTTTCGGTCTCGTACATCCGATAGATCGTCGGGCACATCCGGTAGCGGCGGGCGTACATGGCCCCGATGCCGTCGGACTTCTGCGCGAACGCCAACCCGCCGACGATCGGCCGGTCAATCGCATCGGCCGCATCGAGCAGTCGCTCGACGGTGTCGGGAGCGAAGCCCATGTCGGCGTCGATCATCAGGAGCCAGCCAGCTTCCTGCTGATTGAGCAGCATCGACGCCAGCGTGTTGCGTCCAGCATTGATGTGTGCCGCCCCCGTCTCCTTCGGTGCTACCCCGTAGGCGTGAGACACGATGTGTTGTCCGTGGGCTGCGTCGTAGAACATCAGCTCCCGCAGTGAAGCTGCGAAGCAATGCTGCTCGTGTCCCGGGTGGAGGTAGCCGAGCATCACCTTCTGGTGCTTCACGACGGCCTCTGGCGAGTCTGGCGGCGCTCACCCGGACGGGCGGTCGCCTGCTCGACGCCGGAGCTGAACAGGTCCGGAAACGCACGCACGACCGGGTCGTCGGCGTCGAAGGCCTCGTCCTCACGCACGACCAAAGGGACGCCATTGTGAGTGACGATGCAGGTACGGGACGCGTGCACCTTTCGCACGGCAGACTCCTCTCGCGGCAGGCAAGGTGGCAGGCGTGAGGGACGGGCGGAGCCTGCCAGGCCGCCCGCCCCTCACGGTCGAACTCGACCTCGGATCAGGCCGAGGTCTTGTCCTGGAGCAGCCGGAACGCGCCGTCGACCACCGAGTCGGCACCGGTCCGCCAGTAGGCGTACCAGCCGCGCCGGCCGTCGGGGAGGTTGTTCGACGTGTTGAACAGCTGCGGGATGTACTCGACGGCGAAGCTGCCGGGCTTGTCGACGATGACGTAGTTCGAGAAGTCACCGAAGATGACCTCGTTGTCCTTCACCGTGGTGCTGGAGGCGCTGGGAGCGTCGTCCGACTCGACGACCGGGCGGCCGTAGAGCTGGGTGGCGGTGCCCTGCGTCAGCTCGGTGGTGAACTTGTTGGACACCGCGGAACCGAGGTTCTGGATCGCGAGCGCCCAGATCGGGTGCATCAGCCAGGACGCCCTGCTCCGGAACCGCACCGGCACGGACCGGTACATCTCGTCGAGGTCTTCCTTGTTGATCTGCGCCGCGGTGTCGCTCACGATCTCCGAACCGGCAGCCGCGTCGAGCGCCGTGAAGATGCCCGTCGGCTGGTCGGTGCCGGTGCCCGTCGCGTGGGCTGCGCCCTCGAGGCGGTCACGGGCGTCGGCGAACATGCCGAGGATCTCGGTCTGGAGACCGGCGATGTCCTCGGCCGCCTCGATCGACGCCATCACGAACGCCTGCGCCTTGTGCACCGGGATGCTCGGCTGGGCGAACGTCGGGGAGTCGTCCGAGACCTCGGTCAGCTGGGCGTCGAAGCTGGCGGTGACGCCGGCCGACGTGATGCCCTGCCACGAGGTGTCACCCGGACGGGTGAGGGTGACGACGCGGGAGATCGCCCGGATCGCGTTGGAGCTGCCGTCGTTCGACAGGATCACCGTCGGGTCCAGGTGCGTCGGCACGAGGAAGTTCCCGTTGGCGTTCGTGACGGTCGACAGAGCGGTGCGCTCCTCCGGGGTCAGCTGGAACTCGCGACCGGTGACGACCTTGCCCCACGCCGACTCGTAGACGTCGGAGGACCGGACGATCAGCGACCGAGCCCAGTCGGTGTCACCGCGGTGGCGCAGCACGAGCTTGCGGACGTGCGCCATGTCCTCGGGGCGATCGACCTTCGGCTCGAGGCTGCGGGTGACGGCGTCGGCGACCTGCTGCGGGGTGGCGCCACGGTCGACGAGCACGTCGGAGGGCTCGGGCTTGGAGATCACCTGCAGCGACGGGCGGCTGGCGCGCTCGGCGGTCCGCTCCTCGATGGCGACCAGCTCGGCCTCGCGAGCGTCGAGCGCGGACAGCTTCCCGTCCAGCTCCACGACCTCGGCCTGGCGGGCGGCGATCTCGGCGTCGTCCTCGGTGCTCAGGGATCGGGTCTCGTCGAGGGCGGCGGTGGCGACGGCCTCCATCGCCTCGACGGCGGCGGTGCGCTGCTCCTCGAGCTTCTCGCGCTCGGCGCGCAGCAGTTCCAGTGCCTTCATGTCAGTACCTCTCAGTGTCGTGGCCGCACGCGAAGGGCGTGGGCCAGGGCGAGTACGGCGCGCGGGTCGCGGCCGTTGGGACCCGAGGTGTCCTCACGGACGGCGTCGGGGGTTGGCGTCGAGGTGTCCAGGTGGACGGCGTCGACGCCGAGTTCTGCGAGCAGCGCCTGGCGCTGCGTGTCGTCGAGTCCGGCGAGCAGTGAACGCACGCCGACCGAAGTGGCCTCGTAGGCAGGGAACACGACGGGTCCGAGCTCGAACAGCGACAGCTCCCGGATGGTGCGCAGCGGCGTGTCGCGAGTCTCGTCCCAGCTCTCCCGGGTCACACGGAACCGGAACGACATGCCGTCGATCGCGCCGCCGGCGATGGCCTGACGGATCGGCTCGACCCGGGGGTTGTCGAACATCGTGGCTCGCACGAACAGGCCGTGGTCGTCCTCACGGATCGACTCGATCGCAGCGATCGGCACCGAGCCCGTGGCGATGTCGTGGCCGTGGTCGAACTGCATGACCGGCTTGCGTTCGCTCAGCGTCTTCGTGAACGCACCCCGGGAGATCTGCTCGTCGAACAGTCCCTCCCACGAGTCGATGCGGGTCGGAGTGTCGAACACGGCGGCGTACCCCTCGAGGGTGAAGCCGTTGTCGTCGGTGGCCCGGGTTGTGAAGGGTGCGGCCCGGGTGACCAGGGCCTTCGGTGCGTCAGGCATTGGGAGCCTCCGGGATGATGTCGGGTGAGTCGTCCGGCGAGCTGTCAGGGTCGTCGCCGCTGACGGGGAACGCTCGGTACGGCGGCCAGAGGTACTGGTCGCCCGACTCGATGGGTGCTTCGTCTTCCAGGGCCCGGACCTCGTTGACGCTCATCCAGCCGTTCCGCAGCGCGGTCTGGTAGGCGGTGAAGCGACCGTCGGTGTCGGAGCGGAGGAACGCCGCCCGGTTGAACCGAGCGAACTGCGGACGTGGCAGCAGACGGGTCAGCGCCTTCTCGATGCGGACCAGGTGGCCTTCGAGCGAGTGCTTCAGGTAGGCGAGGTCGGCTTGGCTGACGTTGGCGTAGGTGACGGACTGACCGGACGTGGCGGCGTAGACCATCGACGGAGGTACCCGCCAGAATCGGCACGCCTCCTCGGTGGTGAAGCGCATCAGGTCGATGAACTGCGAGTCGTTCGGGTCGACCATCAACGGCTCGAAGCTCAGGCCGGAACCGACGACCATCGGCTCGCGGTTGCCGCGCACGGCGTTCAGGAACGAACGCTTGATGCCCTGCGCCTGCTCCTGAGTCAGCTCCTGGTCCGAGCGGATCAGGCCGCCGGGGTGGCCGCCGTCGCCGAAGAACCTGCTGCCGAAATCGCGCGCTGCGACCGCGGCGCCAATCGTCGAGCGGGCCCGCTGCACGGGGGAGTCGGCGAACGGGCTGCCGGGGCGGACGAACCTGCCGGGCAGGTGCCACAGGTCGCCGAAGGGCCACAGCTGACGGTCGACGTTCTTCACCGTCACCGTCGGGATGCCGTCGACGACCCGACGGTTCAGCACCTCGTCACAGTCGACCAGCTCGATCGACGTGGGCAGACCGTTCGCCGAGAACCCGAGGATCTCGCCGAACGCGTTGCCGTCGGTCAACAGCGCGAACATCAGCTGGTACAGCCACACGTCCTGGTCGACCAGCGGCGACGGCTCCCGGATCACGGACGGTGCCGGCGTCACCGGGATGCGCTGTGATCCCGACTGACGGACAGCGTCGAGCGGAAGCGCCGAAACCGACGAGGCGAGCGTGTCGATGCAGGCGGAGCTCGCGGCGTGCGTCAACGCCGTCGACGTCGACACCGGCACCGGGCTGTAGGCCGACAGGCTGTCGGTCCACAGGTGGGCGTAACGCCCGAGGCTGATCGTCGAACGCTCCTCGCTGGGAGTCGTCGCACGTCGGAACAGTCCCATCAGTCCTCCAGGACCCAACCGACAGCGAACATGGCGACACCGGCGACGACGAGGCCGAGAGGCAGCGAGACGAGGAACGCAGCGCTCGACACGGCCACGAGACCGGCAAGCTCGAGCAGCGTGGACAGCAGCTTCACCAGGTCCCCGATCAGTAGGCGAACACCGGGCCGGGCGACTCGGGCTCCTCGCGTTCCAGCACCGTCGCCCCCCACAGGGCGAGCGTCACCGCCACCAGCGGTGAGATGTCGACCGTCGACGACGACCTCGACCACGCCCACGCGTCGCCGAGCTTGCGGACCGCAGCGCCAGCCACGGCGGCGTCGAGGTCGGGTTGCGACGAGTGGCGCACCTGACGGTTCGTCACTGCGTCGAAGATGCGCCCGCACGCCGCAGCCATCTGACGTCCACTGGTGCGAACGACGCGCACCCCGGCCGCCTCCAGCTCCGGGACCAGCGACGACGCCGGACCGGCGTCGTCGATCACGAACGCGACCGGCGTGTGGGCGTCCCACATGCGGATGCACTCTGCGACGATCCACTCGGTGCCCGACTGGCGGGCAGCGATCTCGAACGTCGAACCGTCGCACACGCCGATCGTGCCGACCGTCCGATCAGGCGACACGTCGACTGCGAAGGTCAGATCCTCGCCGTCCGGTGAACTCTGACCAGCGCACGCCGCCCAGCTCCTCGCCGGGATCTTGCTGGCGAACGCGTTGGCCGTCCACCGGTTCAGGTAGGCCCGCTCGAACTCCGCCGGCTCCTTCGACGCCTGCTCCGCAGCGATCGCCGACTCAGGGATCGTGCGGCCCAGACTCGGGATGCACGACCACCAGGTCTGCGGGTCCGAGGGATCATCGTCGGCCGAAGCGGCCCACTCGAAGTACGCCAGCCCCGTCGTCACGCCGTCGCGCACAGCGTCGCGGCCACGCTCAACCTTGGACAGCAGGTACGTCGAGCGGGACGTTCCCGCCGTCGAGATCACCCACATCTGCGGCTCCGGCCGCGTGATCATCGCCGGGCCGAAGCCCTGGTCGAGTCGGAAGTCCTCGAACTCCCAGCACTCGTCGATGACGCACAGGTCCAGGCTCTTGCCGTGGCCCGCCCGGTCGGTCGGTGCAACGACCTCGTGGAGGCTGCCGTTGCGCCAGCGCACCGCTTCCTCGCCGTTCGAGTAGCGGATCGTGTAGCCGGCCGAGTAGGGCGACGCCTCGAGCATCGGCACTTGGTCGTTCTTGAACTTCGCCCGGGCCGCTGCGCCGTCCTGCGCTGTGAAGATGATCCGCGCCCCCGGGTCGTGCAGCGCACGCCAGACCATGAGGCTCAGACTCAGCGTCGTCTTGCCGCACTGGCGGGGCACGGTGACCACCACCTCCCGGTGCACCAGCAGGCCGGTGTCGGGGTCGTACTCCAGCGCCGTGTCGACGACCTGTCGCTGCCACGGCATCAGCGGCGTGCCGAGGTGCTCGGCGACCGTTGCCACCTGGTCGCCCCAGGTCGGACGATCAGTCCGACGGGTCGCGAACCGCGGCGGACAGCTCGGCAGCGAGGAGGTCGAAGGCATCGCCGGCACCCTCCAGGGGTTCGAGTCGGGCCAACGTCATGCGCAGCTCCCGCACCAGCGGGCCGGACACGTCGCCGGCGTCAAGGGCCTTCGCCACCGTCGTCGCGAGCGCCGCGAGCGGTTCCATGTCGGCCGACCAGTCGTCGTCACCACGCCGAGTGGTGATCCACTTGCTGACGGCCTTGGCGATCACGGCGACCCCGCTCCTGCATAGTCATGCGTCGGCCTGTGGACAACTGGCCTAGAGAGAGGCCGGGGGGACCTCGGGCGGGGTCCAGGGTTATCCACACCCCTAGAAACTCCATGCGCTCGGGTGCATGGGTATGCACCCTGACCGTCACCAGACCCGGGTCGCTCCGACGACCACGCTGCGTGGCATCGGGTAGATGATGTCGTCCCAGCCCTCGGCTCCGACCTCCGCCCGTGCCCGGGGCAGGCGGTCCAGGTACCGGGCCATGCGCTGCGGCGTGACACGTTCGCCTCGAGGTCGGCCGGCGTTGCGTCGCAGCGCCTCGTCCGGGTCGCACTCGATGATCGCCAGAACGCAGCGAGCATCAGCGTCGCGTCCCACGGCCAGCCACGACCGTCGGGTCCTGGCATCCACGTTGCAGCCGTCGGTGACCACGTCCACCCCGGCACCCAGCTGGCGTGTCGCTCGACCTTGCAGCGAAGCGATGAACGCTCGATGGTCGACCGAGCTGGTCCGCTCGAGGTCGGTGCACGCCCACCAAGCGGGCAGGGTGGCCGCCCACGTCGACTTGCCCGATCCGGGCACGCCGAGCGTCACGGTGAGTGTCACCACTGGCGGGTCGCTCCCCGAGTGGGCTCGATCACCGCAGCGTCGCCGCGTCGGGCGTTGCACCCACGGTGAGCGAGGCGCCAGTGCGTCGTGTCCATCGGGTCCGCACCGCTCGAGGTGGGCACCACGTGGTCGACGGTGGGCGCATCAGCGGACTGCGGTGGAACGTCGGGGTGCACCGGCCGGCCGCACAGGTGACACGTCCATCCGTGGTCCGCAGACCACAGCCAGGCGTCACGTGCGCGCCGGTAAGCGGCTGAGCGTGCCGAGTGTCGACTCACGCCAGCTGGGTGCGACGTCGCACCAGCGCAGTCGGGATGTGGATGCCACCACCGAAGTGATCATCCTCGTCCGACTCGACGATGCTCGTCGCCAGCGTCACGAACTCGTCGGTGTCCTCGACGAGGTAGCCGACCGACTGCACCAGCTGCTCACGGTCGGAGCGCTTCACGCTCGACGCCTTCTGCCAGGCCGGGAACGCGTCGCTGGCATCCAGCCACTCGACGAGCCAGACGTCGTGGCGGGGTTCAGGCCGACGTGGCATGGACCCTCCGCAACGAACAAGGCCGGGCACACGCCCGGTCACCTACACAATGTCCCACAGTCACGTCGACGCTGTCCACGACTTCACGCACTTTCTTCGGTCGGGTTGCGACGGTCGAGGTCGTTGCGCCGGTGGTAGCGGTAGCAGGTGTCGCAGCGACCGGCACGCTCAGCCCACGCGTCGTCGGGGCAGCCGTGCATGTTGCAGCACTTCGCCAGCCCACGCTCCTCGGGGTGTCGACTCGGTGGGTCGTCCATGACCTGGCGTCGGATCGACTCGACGTTGCGCATCGCCCGGTCGGCGATGAGCAGCTGGTGGACGAGCTGTTCGCGCAGCTGGCCGAACTGGTCGTGACCGAGCGCCTGCGCCTCGGTGGGCCTGCCGACCTGATTCTTGGGGGACGGTCCGCTCGACGTGTTCGACGCACCGGCCGACCAGTCGCGCAGCCGTCCGAGGACGACGGCGACGTCGGCCTGGCAGCGTCGAGCTGCGAGGTGGATGAAGCCCGCGGTCTGGGCAAGTTCACTCGGGCGTTTGGTCCTGGGCATGGCGGTACTCCTGTGGTGCTCGGGTGCAGGTGGGGTCGAACTCCCAGGCGGCGTCGGCGAGGATGACCGGCCACAGCTCGAGGTCGCCGGGGTCGTAGCCGAGGGCGCGCAGGATCTTGAGCGCGGTGACGAGGTAGCTGGCCGCTTCACGCAGGGCGACGCCGGCGGCGATCGAGTACAGGAAGTCGTAGACCTCGTCGTCGTGCCTGCTCACAGCAGGGGCCCCAGGTCGGCCTCGGTGAGTTCGCGTACAAGAACGTGTACGCGCGCAGGGTCCGGGTCCTCGTCTGTGGGTGTGCTTTTGGGAGGAGGAGGAGGTGTTTTCCCCTGCTCTAAGCGCGTACTCGTTCTTGTACGCGAACTTGTGCTGTCCGTGAGATTCTGAACGCTGCGCGTGAGAACTTCGGGTCGAGTTCGCGCGAGAACGTGTACGCCACGCTGGCCGACGTCGGTCAGCTCACCGTGCACGAACCAGAGCCAGCCCTTCGCTTCGAGCAGCTCCAGGCCGGGCACGAGGTCCTCGACGTGGTAGTACCGGCGTCGCAGCGACAGGTTGACGTCCCTCGGGGTGAACTCCGTTCGGCCGTGCTTCCGGCACCAGTTGAGGATGTCGACGGCCACGTCGACGGCGTGCTGGTCCTCGGAGTCGGCACCGAGGACGACACCTTCGACGGCCATCGCGTGCGCCACCCAGTAGTCGCCCACCCTGATCGCCGCCCGCATCGTGGCGACGTCGACGGTGAGCGCCTGGGTCGACGCTGTGGTGAGGATCGCGGCGAGCCTGAGCGTGGACGACCTGATCTTCGATGAGGCGTCGTGGAGGGGTTCGAGGGGCCGGCCGGGGGCGAGGTCGGCCTCCATCTGTTCGCACCACCCGTAGAACTCCTCGGCGGCGTCGTCGTCGAGCGTGATGGTGAACTCGGGGCCGCTGAGGGTGTCGGCGAGGTCGGCGATCCGGGCGGCGTAGCGTTCGGCCTCAGGCCCTGGGCCTCCACGCTTGGCGAACCTCCGGGTGCCGACCAGCGACGTCGGCATCGACGGCATGAACCGGGCGAAGAACCCGCGGCCACGCAGCTCCGGCTGGGTCTGCTGGTACTTCTCGATGACCGACGGCTGGATCGTCAGGACGACCGACAGCAGGGCGTCCTCGACGACGGTGGTCTCGGGCCCGCCGTCACCGCCCTTGCGGTCCCGGATGATCGTCTCGCCGGCCCACGCCTTCAGGTACACGTCGAGGTTCGCCTGAGAGTTCGCGGCGTAGGCCCCGGCGACCATGTCGAGGAGCCCGGCTTCGGTGGAGATGAGGGCGAGTCGCTTGTGGGCGGCGAGGAGCTGGGTGAGGCGTTCGGGCGTGGTGTCGTCGACGGTGAGCCGGAACGGCGCAGGCCGCGGGTCGGCGGCGCGGATCGCAGCCTCCCGGAACTCCGACAGGTCGCAGGCACCTTTCGCGTGCTGTGATTCGAGTTCCTTGACGCGCTTCTGTGCGACCCTCCACTCGGCGTCCGCGATGGCGTGGTCGTCGGCGGTGTCGGCCCGCCGGCGGCGTTCCCACTCTCGCAGTGGCCCGACGATCGCCTTCTCGGCCGGGGACTTGCCGGCACCGGAGTGCATGGCGCAGTAGCAGAACAGCGCGGTCGGTTCGGCCCAGTCGTCGACGGCGACCCGGACGTGGCCCTGGGTGATCGAGGCGAGGACGCCGACGGCCAGCTGGCAGCAGAGGTCGACGGGCACCTGGAGCCGGGCGGCGGTGGTGGTGACGTGGTCGGCCACCCAGTCGGGCAGCACGTCGACGGGCCAGTCGGGCAGCTCGACGTGCTCGACGAGGGGCTCGGGTTGTGACGCTGTGACGCGCTGGTCGACGAGGTCGGCGAGGATCGCCTCGGTCGCCGGGTCGGCGTTGTCGACGAGTGTCTGCTCGCGCTGTGCGATGCGCGCCTCGGCGAGCTTGGCGCGCATCGCGAGCGCATCCCGGAAGTTCGCTTCGCGTGGGTCGAGGTCGGTCACGTCACCTCGGACTGGCAGCACTCGTCGAGCAGGCCGGTGTTCAGAGCGAGGTACGCCTGGAAGGCAACGTTGCTGTCCGACGACGTGACCGTCAGCCCACAGATGGCGAGCCAGTCGAGCATGTCGCGGTCGGTGATTTCGTCGGCAGTCAGCAGGTCCTCGTTGATGACGTCCACCAGTAGACGGACCCGTTCGACGACAGCAGACAGCTCGAGTTCCATGAACTCCGCGAACCTGCTCAACTTCAGATCGTCGCTGTGGTTGCACTGACACTGTTGGCCACTCACGACGCCACCTCCGCGTCGACGTAGCGCAGGCAGGCTTGGCGTCCGACCTCGTCGATCGACGTGGCACGCCGGAGGTGGTCGTGGAGGACGTCGCCGTCGAGGCGTCCCATCTGACGGCAGGTGAGGCGCTGCCGTGAGGTGAGCTCGGCGAACGCCGGGCCGGGGTTAATCGGCTTCCCGTCGGGTGTGACGCCGTCACCGAGACGCACGCCGATCACCCACTCCGACCAGCGTCGGGCAGCGACGAGCGCAGCGTTGTGGACGCCCTGGTCGGCGGCGAGGATGCAGGCGCAGGCGAGCCGGTGGAAGTGCTCGACGAGCTGCTCGTCGTCGGCCTGTTCGAGCGTGTGGGCGGTGGTCGTGAACCAGCCGTCGGGCGTGGCCCAGATGGGCGTGGGGATCAGTAGTGTCGCCATGTCTTTCGGGTTCCCTTCTGTGGAGGACTGATGGACACCGGCCCGGTCCGGGGCGCAATCCCGGACCGGGCCAACTGGTGGCAGTGGCGCTCAGGTCAGAACGGGGCCTCGTCGTCGCTGTACGTCGGGACGATCGGCGCGACGGGCTTCGGGGTGACGGCGACGGCGAACGACTTGCCCTTCGTGCCGTGCTTCGTCTCGTAGTCGGAGTCGTAGGTGACCTTGCAGCCGTGGCCGACGGTGAGCCGGGTGGCGAGTTCGGTCATCTGCCGGCGCAGCGACGCCTGGGAGCCGGTGATCTTGACGTTCCCGTCGACGGTGGCGAGGACGAGGAGCGGCACGGGGTTGCCGTCGAAGTCGGTGCCGCCGTCGAGGCTGAACTGCTCGATGCGCCCCGTGTAGCTGTCGCCGAGCGACTTGAACGTGGCGAACGTGCCGGAGGTCGAGAGTTCCTCGAACTCCCAGTCGGTGTCGTTGCTGGTCATGGTTGGTTCCTTCTGTGGTGGTTGGTTGGGGTTCGCTTCAGCCGTTCGGCCGGGCGATGGTGGAGAGCCGCTGCACCTCGGCGCGCAGCTCGACGATGGTCGTGTGGCAGGACTTGAGGCAGGCGACGATGTCGGCCAGGTCGGTCGGCAGCATGGCGACGCGCTGGGTGATGCCACCGTGGACGCCTTGTCGCTGTTCAAGGACGATCTCCCACACGGCGATGATCCGAGGGGCGTCATCGGGGCTCACGCCGGGACCACCTGGAGTCGGCCGGCGTCGTCGTAGTGGGCGACGGCGGTGCGGGCGAGTTCGTCGACGGTGACGGCCTGCTCACGGGTGAGCGTGCCGAGGAGCTGGCCGACGGTGACGGACAGCTTGTGGGCGTCGTCGCCGAGGACGACAGCGAGCACGGCCCGTGCCCACTCGTCACCGTCGCCACCTTCGGCGAGGGTGACCGACGCCGACGATATGAGGAAGCGTCGTTCCGAGTGCAGGCCGCGCCCCATCGAGTAGTCGCAGTGGGCGTCCCGTGACTCCTGCACCCAGCGTCGGATGGTCGGCTCCTCGTCGGAGGCGAGGGCACGGTCGCGGAGTTCGTGGACGAGTTCGACGGCCACGAGGTCGCCCTCGGACGGGTGCAGCTTCAGCATCGGTGCAGGTCGGGCGTTCGCCCGTGCCGCTGCCTCGGTCTCCGGGGGCAGGTCGGGCATCGGCACCGGTTCGAGGGTGCGCTTCGGGACTGCAGTCTCGGCAGCCTCAGCGCTCCCGTTTCCGCGCTTCGGCTTCCCGGCAGCTTTCCGTCGGGCCTTCGGCCGTTCGACGGGCTCTAGGTCGCGCACCAGGCCGTCGTTCTTCCTCCAGCGACGCACCCACAGGGCGTGTTCGAGGGCTTCAGCGCCGGCGGCGATGTCGAGCCAATGGAGGGTGCACGGCCCGCCGGCCGCGGGCAGGTGGACGATGATCGCCCGCTCCCGGTCGACGTCGACAGGCTCGCTGTGGGTGTCGGTGGCGACGTCGTAGTAGCTGGTCGCCCCGGCGTAGATGGCGAGCTGGACGGCGAAGCTGCGCCCCGACCAGGCGATTGACGCCCCGGTCTTCAGGTCGGCGATGTAGCTGCGTCCGTCGTGCTCGACGATCATGTCGAACGTCCCGGCGGCGTGGATCGGTTCGTTCACGCAGAACTGCTCGACGTGGTCCGGGTTGACGGTCAGGCCGTGGCGTTCGAGGGCGGCGGTGTACTCGGCGATCGCGTCGGCGAACATCGCCGGGGCGTCGTCGCCGCGGTTGACCTGTTCGACGGCAGCGTGGATCGCCGTCCCCATGTTCGCCGCGGCGCTGCTGCCGGCGGCGTCCCGTGCGTCGGAGCAGATGCCGTTCAGGGCGCCCTTGTCGTCGGCGCTCGTGGTGGCAATCCGGGCGACGAGGTCGGGTCGGGCGGCGAGGCCGAGGGCCACCTGGCGCTGCATCCACAGCTCCAGGTTGTGCCGGTCGTCGAGGGTGTCGGCGATCGTCGTGGGCCGGGTGTAGGCGACGGGCTTGTCGCCACCTTTCGGCAGGATCAGCGGTCGCCCGTAACGGTCGCGACGGGGCTCGACGCGGGTCAGGTCTTCGAGGTCGTTGCTCACTTCGCTCCTGTCGGTCGGTAGAACACGGTGCGCCCTTCGTTGCGGCACTCCAGGCGTCCGGCGAGGAGGTGCTCCCGGAGTCGCCTGCGGGCCATCTGCTGGGTCCAGCCGGTCGTCTCGGCGAGCTGCGGTGCGGACCACCAGCCGCCGACGTCGACCATGAGGTCGATCACGGAGAACTTCCCGGCCTCGGGCATCCGACGCCGGCCACCCCACACGCCGTGAATCTCGGGGCGCTCGTCGGCGGCTTCGGCGCACGGGGTTCGGACCGGGCAGCCGTTGCAGACGGCGATCGCCTCGGCCCACCGCTGCGACCGGTTCCTCGACTTCGGGAACATCACGTCGGTCCGGCCGCGGCACGCAGCCTCGGCGTGCCAGTCGGGACGCTGCAGGAGGTGCGTGATCGCCTCGATGCGATCGGAGGGTTCGTTGCCGTGGAACGGCTCGGCGTGGACGATCACGACGCCGCCCGCTGGTGGCTCAGCATCTTCTGCCGGTGGTGCCGGGCGTGGCGGCACTCCTCGCTGCACACCTTCTGCTGGCCCTGGGCGACGAACGCGTTGCCGCACTCGGGGCACTCGACGGTCGGGGCGTTCTGGCGCAGGTGGGCGTGGATCGACACGCCCCCCCACATGCCGATCCGCAGACGCTTCGACTCGGCGTAGGCGAGGCACTCGGCCTGGACCGGACACGCCGTGCAGATGCGCCGGGCCTTCGCCTGCGTCGGGACGTCGCCGCGCGCCGTGAACCACATCCACGTCGGCCGGTCCTGGCCGCGGCACGCAGCCTGCGCACGCCACGGCTGCTGTCGCTCCAGGACGACGTCGGCCAGCTCGTTGAACAGCCGGTCGATCTCGTCGGACTCGGCGAACGTGCGGCGGGGCTTCTCGGCTGCCGGCGGGGCGATCGTCTGATCGCCGTGGCGTGAGCGTCGGACCGTCACCAGCGTCCCGGCGTCCAGCTCGGCCGCCATGCCGGCGATGATCCGGTGGGTGCGTGCGGTGACGTGCTTGCGGTCGGGTCGAATCTGCAGCGTCGGGACACCGAGACGCTCAGCGATGCGGGCACGCGGGACACCGGCGGTGGTGAGCTTGGCGATGGCGGCGTGGGTGCTGGCAGCGTCGATCCTCGTCCCGTCGGCGAGGTGGTCGACACTCCAGCTCACCGCCAAGATCGCCTCGGCCGTCGACGGCCTGATGCGCTTGGTCGGTGGCCGGCCGGGCTTGCCGTAGATGAGGGCCGTCATCGTCGACGTCGACAGCCCGGCCAGCTGGCCGACACGCTTGAACCCGAGGCCCTGCGCCATGAGTTCGAGGACGTGACGTCGGGCAGGCTCAGCGGAGACGAGGCGTGGGGTGAGGGCGTTCCGACGCTCCAGCTCGTACAGCCTCGACGCGTCCCGGCAGTCGTCGCAGCGACAGCCGTCGATCGTGTACTTCGCTCGGGTGCCGTGCTGTCGGTGGCTCACCGGTCACCCCCGAGCGCGTCGAGGGGCCAGACTGCGATGTCGGCCCCGGCGGCGTCGGTCGTCTCGACCTTCGACGCCATCACCATCCCGATCCGGGCGTCGTCGCGTATCAGACCCGAGACGGTGAGGGCGTCGCCGACGGAGCGGATGAGCTTGTCGAGGTCCGGGGCTGTCTGCTTCCAGGCGCGACCGATGCGGAGCAGACGCTTCGGCCTGGACGCCGGCATCGGGAACGAGAACGCCACCGACAGGCACAGCGGCCCGTCGAGGGGCGTGTCGGTGCGCCGGGCGGCGACGGCCGCTGCTTCGGTGGCGACGGCGTGACGCCACTCCCGGTGCCCGTTCGCGGCCTCGATCATGCGCCCATTGCCGACGTGACGCTTCGAGCCCTGCTGGACCGGCGTGCCGACGACGCTGAACCTGACGACAGGGTTGCTCACGCCTGCACCCCGTTCCCGCCGTCACGATCGCCGAACGTCGCAGCGGTCTCCCACAGGGCGACGTCGGCGTCGTGCTGGGTGGTGTCGTCGGCGTCGTCGGCGACGCACGCAGCCCGGTGGGCGGCGATCGCTGCGAGCAGCCGGTCGCGCTGGCGGCTCACCCGGCGCACCTCCAGCTGCAGCAGGTAGGCGACGTCGTACTGGGTGCCGGCGGTCACCAGATCACCTGGTCGTCGTCGTCGGCCTTCGTCAGGTTGCGCTCGGCACGCTCCCGCCACGCCTCGGGCAGCTCGTCGAGGATGCGCTCGGCACAGTCGGAGTCGTGGTCCCGGACGTCGGCGAGGAACGCCTGCAGCTTCTCGGCGCAGTCGACGTCGGTGTCGCCGAGCGTCCAGGCGAAGCCCTCATGGTCGAACACCCGGAGGTTCCGGCCGTCGTTCAGCACCTGGACCCGGCGGGCCTCCCGGCTCCAATGGAACGACTGATCGCTTTTCTTCGCCATGTCACGCCCCTTTGACGGCGTCGAGGAGTGTGATAATCACGAGGGTGGCGGTGAGGGCTGCGACCGACCAGGCGAGCGTGTGCAGCAGGCGGGTGGTCGCTTCTTCCCGCCGGGCCT